CCAACAATGCAACCAACACCGAATTTAACAATAAAATAACGCCCGTTTAACTCGCCCCGAACAAATCGCCCCGAGCGCCCGCCCCTGGGGCAGTTATTGATTTACAAAGAAAAAAGCCGCCCGCCCCAAAATCGCCCCGGTACTTCGTAAGAGGAGACGGGGGTGATCAGCCACCCCTCGTCCTCTACTCGATTACACGAAGCGCAAGCGCATACGCAGTTATGCAAATAACCGAGCATGCATGCGCCCTGATAAGCGGGTACAATATCGGCAACATCACGGGAGGGCGGATCATGACCCAAGAGATCGCAAGCATCAGTTTGCGCGCCGACGTCGGCAGCGTATCGAAAGCAAGCACCGAGCTAGACAAACTTACCGTAGCGGCGGAAAAAGCCGAACGGGCTAATGATAAGTTAGGCGACGCCGCGAAAAAGGCTGGGTCCGGAGTGGCTGGCGCAGGCGCAGCAGCTGGATCGGCGGCGACCGCATTAGAGAAAAATTCCGCCGCCACCGAGCGCGCGGCTAAGGCGCAGCAACGGCAGATAGAACTGGCCGACAAATTCGGCATGAGCCAGAAGCAGCTCACTGCCACCATGCGCGGCGTGCCGGCGCAGATCACGGACATCGTAACATCCTTGCAGGGTGGCCAGCGCCCGTTAACGGTACTTATCCAGCAGGGCGGCCAATTGCGCGATATGTTTGGCGGCATCGGCAATGCTCTGCGCGCCCTAGCGTCCACAATCGGCCCGGTGGGGTTATCCATCGCCGCCGTAGGTGCGACCCTTGCCACTATCGGTGCCGGGGTGACGAATGCTGATCGTCAGATCTCAAGTCTCAATAAGACGCTGAATATGACGAGCCATTTCTCCGGCCTAACTGCTAATGAAATTCTTAAATTAGGGGAATCCGCCGAACGCTCCGGCGGGTCTTTCCGTGGCACAGTATCGGCAGTGCAGAAGCTCGCCGCCGCTGGTGTATCCGCCAACGCGGATTTTAGCGCACTGGGCAAATCAGTTCAGGCGTTCGCCAAAGCGTCGGGGCAATCGCTGGACGATGTAATCGGGCAAGTTGCCAAACTGTCAACGGACCCGGTCGGCGGTTTACGCGCCTTGCAGACGCAATACAAGGCGGTGACCGAAGAGCAGATTATCCGTGTTCAGAAGCTGATCGACGAGGGGCAGCAAACGCGGGCCATCGCGGAGGCCAACCGCATCGCCTCAGCGTCATTTACTGATCTTGCCGCTAATGTTACCGGGCAGTTAGGCATGGTAGAGCTCGCTATGATGTCGATCCGTAACGCCGCCAAGAATATGTGGGACGCTATCTTAGATATCGGGCGCCCGGAATCGGTAGGTGTGCAATTGGCCGCTGCCGAGAAGGTATACACGGCGTATAAAAAGCGCTGGGAGCTTGAAAAAGATAGCAAGGTAGTAACGGAGGCCGGAAAGGCCGCGCTATATGACCAGATGGAGACTGCCCGGCGCCAGGTGGAAACGCTACGGCAGCAGACACAGGCCGAGAATAAAAAAGCTGCGGCGACAAAGGCGGCCGCCCAGGAGCAGCAAAAACAAAACGTGCTCAACGCGACGGCGGCATCGGAGGCAGAGAAGTTCGCCACTAACACGCAGAAACAAAACCGTGAGATCGACACACAGAAGCGCCTGCTAGATGCCAACCTGATCAGCCTGGCCGAGTACAATCGTCGGGTTGAGGAGATCCGCAAAAAGTATGAGGAAAAGCCTGTACGCGCCAAGGCCGTTAAAGTCGATGCCGGCGTCCGTGTTGACGAGCAGTCAGCCGCCCAACTACGCGCGCTGGAAGCGCAGATCGCATTGATGAAGCAGCGTGACACGTATGACCGCAACGCCAGCCAGCAGCGCCGCGCTCTCCTGCTATTTGAGGCCGAGCATAGCGTGTTGGTGGAAGCCTCGCAAAAACGGCAACTGACACTTGCCGAAAAACAAATCATGGCGAGCTATGAGCAGATCCGGGCGTCTAAGGTGCAACTGGCAGATGCCGGCGATCAACTGCTTGTGTTGCAACGCCAGGCAGAGGCGCATGATAACGTGTCAAAAGCCGTCGCCGAGACGGATGCACAAATGCAGGCCCTGGCAGCCACCTACGGCATGAGCACCAAAGAGGCGAAGCGGTTCAACGACGAAGCGGTAACGCGGGCTACGTTGGCCGCTCAGGGCGCCACAACGGCGGATATCGAGAAAGCGCTAGACGCGAAACGCAAATTATGGGCCGAGCAGGATATCGCCGAACAAGATTGGCAGGCTGGCGCGATTCGCGGTCTTAAAGATTGGGCCGATGCCAGCACTAATTATTCAGCTATTGCGGGCCAAGCGGTCGAGGATGCGATGAATCGCGGTGTCAAAGCCGTCTCGGATTTTGTGACTTCCGGCAAAATGGATTTTAAGTCGTTCACCGCCGACGTGCTAAAGATGATCGCCGATATCATAACGCAACTATTAGTGATGCAAGGAATCAAATCGGCTGCTAATGCATTGGGGCTAGGCGGGTTGTTCGCTAACGCGAAAGGCGGCGTTTATTCCGGTGGTGATCTTTCTCGGTATTCTGGGCAGGTGGTAAACCAGCCAACCATGTTTAATTTCGACGCCGTCCCGAAGTTCGCCAAGGGCGCCGGGTTGATGGGAGAAGCCGGACCTGAGGCCATTATGCCGTTGAAGCGCACCGCCGATGGACGTTTAGGCATATCGGCAGAAGGTGGAACGGGTTCATCGATCATTAATAACATCTCGGTTACGGTTTCTGATGGTGGTGCAATGGGCCGAGCAACGTCAACCGGCGGTGCCCTTGGCGCGTCGATCGCCAAGCAGATGAAGGATACCGTAACGGCAGAAGTTACGCGTATGCTACAGCCGGGCGGGTTGCTATACAAATCGCGGATGGCGTGATTAGACAGTGCAACCAACGTTTGTTAAAATGCCTCCAGAAATAGCGGAGGCATTTTTAGATGACCGTAGAAACTTTTACTGAATTATGCGAATTGACCGCGCCGATCACCTATAAAAAATCGGTACGCTCGGCCAAGATGGGCGACGGCTACGAACAGGTAGCCGAAAACGGTATCAACTCCGTCGCCGATACCATAGCCTTGCGTTGCGCTGGTGACAACGCTCGAATGCGGGAGGTGCGGGCATTCCTCTTACGGCACGTCGTCAAGGCATTTATCTTCACTCCGCCCGGCGAAGAAAAGGGGCTGTATCGCGTCGATGCTGAATCGGTGGCGTTTAACCTAACGGGGCATACCGCCGAGGTTACCTTCACGCTGAACCGGGCGTATGGGGTGTTCGCATGACGTCGTACATAGACCAATCGGCAAAACTAGACCCGTCCGGGCGTATCGTTTTAGTCGAGGTGGATGCCTCCGAGTTCGGGGCCGGCGTACACCGCATGCATTATGCCCCCTTCCCGCACTCCGCTGCCGAGATCGAAGCGGCGGCCGGCGACGAGGCTAAGTTAGGGCCGAAGCCGATATATTTTGGCGGGTTAATGTTCGACTTCTGGCCGTTTAGCGTGTCCGGGTTGTCGCTGTCTACAGAACAGGCCGCGACACCTACGATCACGGTTTCGAACTTGGCCGGGTATTTGAGCCGCTTATGTCTGGATTATCGCGACTTGATAAACGCGAAAGTACGTGTGATTTACACCTACGCCGAATACCTTGACGCGCGCAACTTCCCCGACGGTAACCCCAATGCCGATCCGGACGCTTGCAGTTATCAAACTTTTTGGGTCGATACTAAATCAGCCGAGGATGACGAGTCGATCACCTGGACGTTAAGCAGTCCGGCGGATTTACAAGGGCTAAAAATTCCGACACGTCAGATCACATCGCTATGCACCTGGGCGATGCGCGGACAGTACCGCAGCGGCGACGGCTGTACCTACAACGGCAACGCGTATTTCGACGCTAAGGGCAACCCTGTTTCAGACCCGGCGCTTGATCGCTGTGGTGGGTGTTACTCCGATTGCGTTAAGCGCTTCGGGGCCGATATGGCCGACCCCAAGGCCGCAGCACTGGATTTTGGCGGATTCCTTGCAGCCCAACTGATCAACCGGTGATGCCATGAACAAAATTATTCTAGGCGAGATCAAAAAACACGCCGCCGAGTCTGGCTATAACGAATGCTGCGGCCTAGTGGTACAAAATGGCCGCGCGCTGCGATATATCAGAGTTACCAATACGCATGAAATGCCGACAGAACATTTCCGGATCTCTGCGGCTGACTTTGCGGCGGCTGCCGACGAGGGCGACATTGTGCGCGTCATACACAGTCACCCGGGCGACGGGGCGACGGCAGAGCCATCAGATGCTGATAAGGCCGCGTGTAATGCAAGCGGAATCATATGGGGGGTATATGCGCCAGATTGCGACGAGTACCGCGAGATCTCACCGCAGGATCCGCCGCTAATCGGCCGGCCGTTCGTGTTGGGCGCCGATGATTGTTACGGGCTAGTCATGGCCTGGCATAAAAGGCAAGGCATCGACCTATTAGATTTCCGTGTAAATTACCCTTGGTGGGAGCGCGGCGAAAACCTATACATGGATAATTGGGCCGCAGCGGGTTTCGTCGAGGCGGATCCTGCGCCCGGCTGCGTCGTCATCATGCAGGTGCGGGCCGATGTTCCGAATCATGCCGGTGTACTTACCGAGTGTGGGCTTTTGCACCACCTATATGGCCGCGCGTCGGAGGAGATACCCTATGGCGGGTATTATGTGGACCGCACCGTGTTATGCATCCGTCATCGAGATTTACCGGAGGAATTAAAACCGTGGAGAGATTAATCACAATCCGCCTGTACGGCAAACTGGGCGCGGCATTTGGCCGGGTGCATCGTCGCGCGGTGTCGACCACGACAGAAGCGGTAAAGGCGCTGTGCGTAACGCTCGATGGATTCGAGGAGTATCTCTTGCACGCCAAAAAGAACGGCATGACGTTCGCCGTATTTCGCGGACGTAAAAACATCGGCGCGGAAGAATTGCACGATGGCATAGGCAACGATGAGATCCGCATCGCCCCGGTGATCGAGGGATCGAAAAAAGGCGGTCTATTTCAGACCATTCTCGGCGCCGTTCTTGTCGTGGCGGGCGTGGGTCTTACGATTTTCTCAGGTGGTGCGTTGGCGTCATTCGGTGCGCAAATGGCTTGGGCGGGTGCGGCCGTTATGGCTGGGGGCCTTTACCAGATGCTATCCCCGCAGCCGCGCGGATTACAATCGCGAGAGGATCCGGATAATAGGCCATCCTACGCTTTCGGCGGCCCTGTTAACACCACGGCAATGGGTAACCCGATCGGAGTGCTATGGGGGACGAGAGAGATCGGCGGTGCTATAATCAGTGCCGGAATTGTTGCCGAGGACGTAGCATAATGCAGAGACAACTTTTTTACATCAAAGGCGCAAAGGGTGGTGGCGGCGATGCGCATACACCGGTAGAGCAACCGGATAGTATTCGTAGCCAGGCAAAGGCCCGTCTACTCATCGCATTAGGCGAGGGGGAAATGGCGCTGGGGTTGGATGACACTAAAATTTTCCTGGACGGAACGCCGCTAGGCAATCCGGACGGGTCGCGTAACTTCGACGGCGTGCGTTGGGAAGTCCGCCCTGGCGTACAGCAGCAGGACCCGATCTCGGGTTTCCCCGCAGTAGAAAACGAGACGGGCTTCGGTACTGAAATTAAACAGGCCAGCCCGTGGGTGCATGCGCTAACCAGAACCGAGATCGACGCTGTCGTCGTTCGCGTAGGCGTTCCCGCGCTAATGTACCAGGAGGATGACGGCGACGTAGTCGGCACTTCGGTATCGTTCCGGATTGATCTTGCCGTTGGGGGAGGCACGTTTAGTACACAGGGTAAATTCGCCATCTCAGGTAAAACAACTACGCTCTATGAGCGGTCGATACGTGTCAACCTGCCGCGTAGCTCGTCCGGCTGGCGGATTCGCGTTGTGCGTGAAACCCCGGATTCAGATAGCGCACGTCTCGCCAACACGCTTAAAATTCAGGCCATCACGGAGGTTATCGACGCACGTTTTCGATACCCGCATACCGCCTTGTTGTTTATCGAGTTCAACGCAAAATCATTCCAGAATATCCCGAAAATATCGTGCCTGGCCAAAGGGCGTATTATCCGAGTACCAAGTAACTATGACCCAGACACCCGCACCTATTCCGGCAATTGGGATGGGTCGTTTAAATGGGCCTACACCAACAATCCGGCGTGGGTATGGTACGACGTATTGACTCAACCGCGGTTCGGGCTTGGTAAGCGCGTTACGGCGGCCATGCTAGATAAATGGGAGTTGTACCGCATCGCACAGCGCTGCGATCAGATGGTGCCGGATGGTGCCGGTGGTGTTGAGCCGCGTTTCGAGTTCAACTGTTATTTGCAGGCGCAGGCCGATGCCTGGACGGTGATCCGTGATATCGCGGCGGGATTTAACGGGCTGACGTATTGGGGAAACAACATGTTCAATGTGGTTTCCGATATGCCGGTGAAAGCACCATCGCAGATCGTCACCCGCGCCTCTATCATCGGCAAGCCAACCTATTCAAGCGGCAGCCGTAAAACGCGTTTTAGCTCGGCTCTTGTTAATTATAGTGACGCCCAAAACCATTACGCAGATACCCCGACGGCCGTTATGTTCCAGGAGCTTGTGGCGCAACTCGGTTTCGAACAGACCCAACTGACAGCGATCGGCTGTACGCGCGAAAGCGAAGCGCAGCGCCGCGCATCATGGGCGGTGCTTACCAACTCGGTAGATCGGCTGGTAAAACTCCGCGTAGGGTTGGAGGGTTTCGCCTTTCTGCCCGGTACGGTCTTCGCCTTGGCCGACGAGCGGATCGGGGGCCGTGTTATGGGTGGCCGCGTCGCGGGATATGACGAGAAAACCAAACAGGTAATGCTCGATCGTACTACGGACGGTAAACCGGGCGATGATTTGCTGATCCGCACCACTGGCGGCGCGGTAGAGTCCAGAAAAATTGCTTCGGTCGGGGATAGCGTTGTAACTATCGCCGAGCCATTCACGGCAGCGCCCGCGGTAAATGCGGTTTGGGTAGTTGACTCAGGCGAATTGGCGTTGCAAAAATTCCGCGTGTTAACGCTAGATTTCGACGACGAAAATAACACGTTCGAGATTAGCGCAGCGGAGTATAACGACTCGAAATATGATGCCGTAGACGATGGCGCCAGGTTAGACAAGCCACCAGTTAGCCTTTTGCCGACCGGAATTGTCAACGCACCGACCGCGGTCGCCATCACCAGTTACGAGCAGGTGCGACAAAACCAGCGTGTAACGACGATGCGCGCTACCTGGGAGCCGTCGCGCATGGCCGACGGTAAAGTACAGCCGGATATTGTCGCGTATGAAGCACAATGGCGCAGAGGGGCCAATGATTGGGTTAATGTGCCGGCGAGCAGTGTAAATGGTTTTGAGGTACAAGGTGTATTTGCCGGCGATTATCTGGTGCGCGTTCGTGCGGTCACGTCTTCCGGGGCGTCTAGTGTGTGGGCATCCAGTGTATTAACGCATATCGACGGCCGCCAGGGTGAAGTACCCGCCCCAGTATCCCTGAGAGCATCTAGCGATGTAGTCTTTGGTATTGATGTCGCGTGGGCGTTCCCCAAAGATGCCGAGGACACCGAATACACTGAGATCCAATACGCACCGACAAACACTGAAGAAGCCTTTACGGCGCTTAGTTTATCCCCATACCCGAGCAAGTCCTTCGCCCATAGTGGTCTTAAAGCTAATGCCGTCTTTTGGTATCGCGCACGTTTAGTTGACCGCCTCGGCAATAAATCGGAATGGGGCGCCAGTGTACAGGGGCGGGCATCAATCGACACGGATTCGATTATGGATGCGCTCGGGGATCAGGTCATGTCATCTGAAGGAGGTAAGGCGCTCGAGACGAGCATTAATGCCGCGATAGATGCCATTGAGCAGAACGCAATCGCCAATGACGGCGACATACAACGAAAATCCAAAAAATTAGGCGAACTATCCGCAGAGATCGTTAGAATCGATAATGTCGTGGTGAATGAAGTTGGCGCCCTGGCCGAATCGTTAACTGCGGTTAAAGCCTCGGTGGCAGAAAACGAAGCAGCCGTAGCAACAAAAATGACAGCGAAGTTCGATTACGACGGCAACGGTTACGCGGTATGGGATACTAACGCGGGGATAACATACAACGGGGAATATTATTCTGCTGGCATGTCAATTTCCGCTGAGGTGAAAGAGGGCGAGGTCTCTACGCAAGTCGCCATGCTGGCCGATCGTTTTGCCGTTATGGCTAAAGTAGGAGATAAACCAGAACTTATGTTTGGGGTGGTTGGTGACCAGGCATATCTGCGTGACGCATTCATTCGTGACGCCTCGATCGGTAGTGCTAAAATTGCGGGCGTCCTTCAATCGGATGACTACACCCCGGGTGGCGCCGGCTGGACTATTAATAAATCTGGGGCCGTAGAGTTCAATAACGCCACGATACGCGGCACTGTGTACGCGGAAAATGGCGATTTTAAAGGGACGGTGCACGCCAATAGAATAGTTGGCGACGTAGTACAATACTCAAACTTTACATTTTCAAGTAAAGATGTAAGCGTGGGCAATGGTGCCACAAGAGTCCTATTTAAGGTCCCCGCTGAAGATTTTGAACAGACCATTATATCCAATGGCTATGTAAAGTTTTTTGCCGGTAATGGCGGTATGACTAGAATATCATGTTACGTTGAATCCTCCGGAGTGCGAAAAGTCTTGACGGAATTATGGTCTAACGGGGTAACGGCGGAATATAAATTTAATCTATCGGGTTTGACTCTTCCGCCTGGTGCCAACGGCACATGGATACGAATAGAGTTCACCAAGACTTGGCCTCGTACACTCACTCTGGAAAAACCGCATACACTGCTCACATATGACGGTGCCCAATTATTAATGGGGCGGGCTAGACGCGGTGGTGCCGAAATTTTAGAGGGCTAACCATAGGAATACATAACAATGGCATGGTACAAAACAGGAACAATCGCCATAAACGGCAAAGAGGTAACCGGTTCGGGTACAAAATGGGCTGATCCATCCGCGGGTATAGGAGAGGGTCAGGCGCTTCTCGTTCCGTCGTCCGGTGTGGTAAAAATCTATGAGATAGCGCGTGTAAACGGCGACACGTCGATGACATTGGTGTCGGACGCCAGCAACTTACCGTCAGGGTCTGCGTATGCAATACTTAGCTTCTACGGGCAGTCACGCCCGGACTTTGCCCGCCAGCTCGCCGCGACATTGCGAAGTTATCAGGAGCAATCCGACGCGCTAAAACAGTTCTATTCTGCCACCGGGGATATCACGGTCGAAATAGACGGCGTACAATATACGGGCAGCAGCTTCCAGAAAATCACTACCGAGTTAGACAAAAAGGCAGACAAGACCTACGTAGATACCGAGTTAGACAAAAAGGCAGACAAGACCTACGTAGATACCGAGTTAGACAAAAAGGCAGACAAGACCTACGTAGATAATACTATCGCCGGATTAACCGCAGTATCATTGTTTGATATTAAGGTGCTAACCACTACGTCGGCATACTCTGCACCGGAGAATTTAAAGTACTGTATCGTTAAAATGTGCGGTGGTGGCGGTAGTGGTTCTTCACAAACTTCCGTAACACTCGGCGCAGGCGGTGGTGGCGGGGCGGGGACCGTAGAAGCAAAAATACCGGCCTCACTATTAACAGGGCCTGTCACCGTAACCATCGGCGCGGGGGGCGCCTCGGTTACGGGATACACGGACGGCTTGACGGGTGGCGATAGCTATTTTGGGAATCTAATCACCGCATACGGCGGCGGCAGCGGATATCGTGAGGGAGATTCCGTGACTCCTCGAGGTGGAATTATTTATAATTCCGCAATACGCGGAGTTATTACTCCCGGGCAATGCGGGCAGCATGCCAGTCAAAATACGGTGAATCAAAGAGGTGGATCAGGCGGGTCGTCATTATTAGGGTTTGGTGGGGCTGGCGGTTACGGCTCGACCGCCAAACCCGGATCGGGATACGGAGGCGGCGGCGGCGGAACGGGCGGAACGAGTTCGGGAGCTAGTGGGGCCGGAAGTAATGGCGTGTGTATAATCTACGAATATTGTTGAGGTACGTATGCGGATAGGCATAATCGAAAACGGCATTATTGTTAACGTGCATGTGGTAGACCTCGATTATCACTTACACGAAAACGAAATTGATTTACGCGATTATCCGGTAGGGCCGGGATTTAAAATCACCGAGTCGGGAGAGTTCACCCCGCCACCGATAAACACCGATATTATAACTCCAAGTTAATCAACCCCTTGCACTAAAAAATACCCTGTGTGGTTGGCAAGCGCTGATCTGCGGGGTATTCTCTTTGTGTAACTTAGTTGTTACAAAAACTAAACAAACACAAAGAGGTGTTAACATGTCTGATATGACTCTGATCCCCGCCGGCGGGATGGGTGGTGAAGCCGGTGCCGCAGGTCTTGGCGGTGCGGTTGGCGGCCTGATCGGCTCTTGGTTCGGCAATGGCTTTGGCGGCGGCTGGGGTAACCGTGGCGGCGTTGCCGGTGAAGCGGCTATCGCGACTACCGCTGTGCTGGACGGTATCAACTCCGTCGCGTCCGCAGTGAATGCGGGCACCCTGCAAACTCTGCAAGGCCAGAACGGCACCAACATGACGATCGCTAATGGGCTGTCTGCGGCTCAGTATGCGAACTTCCAGGGGCAGGCGGGCATCCAGTCCGCATTGTGCCAGGGCTTCGCAGGGGTTAATGCCACCGTTGACCGCAACGGTGCGGATACCCGCTTTGCCGTGGCCAGCGGTTTCGCCGGTGTCAGCGCCGATATGGCCCGCTGTTGCTGCGAGACGCAGAAGACCATCGCGGCGGAGGGCGCCGCCACTCGCCAACTGATCCAGCAGAACTTCATCACCGATCTGCAAACTCAGTTGTGCGACCAGAAAGCGCAGAACGCCAAGCTGTCCGGGGAAATCTTCCTGCAAAACAGCCAGGCGGCCCAGACTAACCAGATCATCAACACGATTTTGGCACATCTCGGCACCAAATCCGCGTAAGCCTGTCTAACCCGCGCCCGGAGCAATCCGGGCGATTAGCGAGGTGTAAAAATGCGAGTATTAATGTATCGCCGGATGCGCCGCCACCATGGCGCGCCGGTGTCAGAACATCATCATTACTATCATCCGCTATCCGGCGGCACGGAGGTTATGGAAGATGTCACTGGTTATCGTCATCCGAAACACCATGATTCGCATAGTGCGGTTATGGAGAGTGTACGGGAACGAGTTCATGAACATCCTGCAACTTGGGCAAGTCATATTTCCCAGCCGGGCGGTATGATGGCCGTTGTAGAAATGGAATACCATGAGCTGATGACCAAGAAAGAGCAAGGGTCGCGCGAAGGTATCGAGCACGAACTCGTTGATCTAGCCGCGGCGTGTATTGCCGCACTAGAAAAAATGCACAAGATGTAAAAACACGGTGGAGCCGACACAATGACAAACCAATACCAAAGCCAAGGCGTGGGCGTGACTCAGTTCAACGGGATGACGCCTAAAAAAGTGATCCGCATAGCCGGCGTAGATTGGCATTTGCGGAAGGACGCAACAGATATCGCTGCAACTTTCCCGCACTCGGAGGTGCAGTGGTTGAACGTCGGTTGCGAACCGATCAGCCTCGGAAATGGCCAGGTGCATTATTGTTGGATTTTGGGCGTTATCGTTCCGCCGCCCGGATCGATCAAAGCACCGATTAACGTCCTCTATGTCGGTTTCCACCAACACAAGATCATGATGAGCCCCAACATGTTGACGCCCGCTGATCAAGACCGCATGCACGTCTACACTTGCGACTATATCGATTTCGCTGGGTCATTCATCAAACAATTTTTAGATATCACACCGCCAGCCGCGCAGGAAGAACAGCGCGAGCCGATCAGCCCTTTCCCTCCGCAACCGGCAGCGGTACCGCAAAAGGGAAAAGAAAAAGGCGAGGTAAGCGAAGATGACGCCGAGTGACGGGGTTAAAGCTGTCGCCGATAATCTGGCGGAACGGGCGCAGGCCATACTCGACGAGGGCTACCCGCAGACGGCTATCATACAATCCGCCATGGCCGATTTTAAGGCGCTAGGGAGTTTATCGGGTATTATGGCGGTGGCCTCTACCGGGAAGCTCAACACGGCACAGATGGAGCGCCTACAGCGGATTGCGGTTAAGGCACTTGCGATAATGGGAATGCATGAAGCCGAAAAAGGGGCCTAGCGGCCCCTTGGTTATTTACGCTTTCCGAACGTCGATATGATCGATAGCGTGATGGCACCTAGGCCAAAAACAAGCGCTGTCGTTAACTTGTGCTGATCCTTTACGTACCCGTAATACGGGCTCTTAAAATCCACCATATCGAACGCCACGAAGAAACTAAGGCACATTGCGGCCATCGCTAGCACAACGCAGCAACCCGCGAGATAGCCCCGACAGCCCTTTCTCTTTCTTGTCGATAGTGCCGATAGTGACTGCCGTCAGCATGATTGCGATCATGGCAAGGAAGTAGGTCATTTTGCACCGCCCGTATTGTAATTGCCGCGTTGGATGTTGAAACCGTGCAGGATGGCTAGCGAACGCCAGCGGTGATCGGCTTCTTTTTCCGGGTTGTGCTGCATCGCACCTTGCAAGCTGAGAATGCCGCGGAGGACGTCAACCGATACGCCGGGGTTTTCTTCGGCAACTGTTACGGCGTTAAGGCATAGAAGCGTTGCCGTGTCGCGGTCGTCTGCACTAGCTGGTGCCGACGGGCCGTTATACGCCAGGTATTCGCACTTATCATGCGCGGTCATGTCCTCGGCGCCTACAGTGCCGACATACGAACTGCCGATGATAGCGGCGGTTATGATTGCGATTGCGGTGATTCGTTTCATCGTTAAAAGGCCCTCATACCGTCACTGTTAATATATTCTTCCACTGAATACCCACCCAAAGCGCAGGCATTTTCAACAATTGCCCTATTCTTGGCTTTAAGTTCTACCGTAAGGCTACAGATTTCGCTATGTAGTGCGCTAAGTTTGCATGCGATATCGTCTCGGGCCTTAATCAGATCTATCAATTTATTGAGTTCGTCGTTCATTTCTGCGATTCCTCTTTCTTGTTAAGTTGATTTAACTATAGGCGTAGGCCGCCAACTTTGCAACCATTTTTTTTTTTAATGGTAGACGCAGCGGCCTATTGTGTTAAAATTATGTTGCATTGTGCGGCGCACGGACGCGCCTTTTAACCGTCACTTTGCGGCGTGCGCCGATTTGATAAACGCCAGCCCGCGTTACGAAATCTACCCGTCCTGGTCGACTACCGCCAAAGACCAGAAAGCAAGACCCCATTTTGTTACTCGGCCCCGGCTTTCCCGTTGCGTTATGGATAAACCGCAAACGGCCACGCGTGATAAAAATAACGGACGCCCCGAGTTCTCCCGCGGTGGCGAACCACTTAACCGACGTGTCAGCGGGAACTAGCATTACGCAGAATTCCGCCGTAGCGGCTTTCTCTACCCAGGGGCCGATGTCGCTATACGGTGGATTACACCATACACGTTTTCCGCTCCAATCCTGCACCAGCGCGTTATCTGCTAGCGTCCAGTAATCGGCAACAAGGTGATTGTGATCTGCCGCTGCGGCGTCTATTTCGAAAGAACCCCATGTACGAACAGCATACCTGAAAACCTCCGGCGGGGTACGCCAGCAATCTTTATCTTCTGGTGCCGTTTTTGAATCGTGATAGCCAGACATTTTAATTTTTCTCCGTGTCGAGATATGCCCGGATGAATTCTTCTGCGAGCTGCGCACAGATGGCGTTCCCGTAGGCGCGCAATCGTCCCACTCGGGAGGTAATCCCATTAGCCAACGGGAATGTGCCGGGTTCAACTGGCCGCCACTTTCCATCCCGGCAGCTGAGCCAGTCAGAATCTCGCCAGTGGCCGTTAGTCGGCCCGGCAGCGTCATTTGTGACCACCCCGGCAGGCAAGATAATTTCCCGCGCTCCAACTCCCGTAGTGCCCCCGCCAATGTTCTGGAGTTTTTCTCCCCATCTACCGCCCTCGGCGTCGGCCACCCGCAGAGATTGCCCTGTCTCGGTAATTGATCGAATCGTTGCGACCCGTCCGCTCTCGGCGGAGACACTACTAACCCCTGCTCCGTCGCATAGTCGAGACGGCAGAAAGTCCTGTCCTTCCCATCCTTCCGCATGGTGGCGGGGCTGCTTCCCTTCCTGTCGCTGGTGGTTGGCGTCGGCCACCCAGTACAATCGCTGTCGGATGTGCGGCGCACCGACGCCCGCAGCGCATAAATCTGCCGCTGCGCTGGCGTATCCCGCGTTTTCCAAGTCAGTTTGTACAATGTCGAGCCAACCGAGGCCGTCCTTGCTTGAAACCTGCTCACCAAAGACGACGCTAGGGCTGCACTGGCTGATGAGATGGAAGAATGCCGGCCACAGGTGCCGCTCGTCAGCAACCCCTGCGCCTTTGCCTGCCGCGCTGAAAGGCTGGCAAGGGCAAGATCCGGTCCAGACCGGTCGATCATCCGGCCATCCTGCGCGGCGCAGGGCGAGCGACCATACTCCAATTCCGGCGAAGAAGTGGCACTGGGTAAATTCGGTGAGTTCATTTGGTGTTATATCCTCGATCGATCGTTCGTCAACAATACCAGGGGCGATATGCCCTTCTGCGATAAGATTACGCAGCCATTGCGCGGCGTAGGGGTCAATTTCATTGTAATAGGCAGTCATATATTCGGCACCGGTTGTTAAATCGAATTAACTGTAGCCGTCTATCGCGCTTTCGTCAAGGCGAATATCTTCCTGTTTGCATAATTCCAGATTGGTCCAACGCTGTGCATAATGTCCGATCCCTCCGTCGATGCAGCGCACCGTCAGGCCATCCGGCACAGGTTGCCGAGTGTGTAATACCCATGCCACACGCGGCCCCCACATCGTTTTATCGTTCACGATGACTGTTACCCCACCGGAGGGGGTAGAGGCCCCCTTGCGCTTTCCGGTACGTTTATCGCGGATCTCACCGGTGCGCGGGTGGTACGTCAGCAGTGAGGCCAACAGCTCGTAGCTAAACTCTGATGGGGCTAGATATCCGATATCGCAATCGAACGCCGCGATCTCACGATTGGTTGCCCTGCGGAATACGAACCCGCGATGCGACTTTTTGCGGCCAAGCAATACTTGGGTAACGCCAGCGGGTAAAAAACCGCGTCGCATAATAGCCTTGGGGCACGGTAAGTAGATGGCGGGGCCGCCACCTACAGGAACGGCAACGACGGGATTAGATCGGAGCATGCGGGACATCATTTGCCTCTCTTTTTGCGTTTCATATAGTCCATTAACAGGTCTTGCACTTCGGCCTTGTCGTCGCGCCGCAGGGCGACAACCTCATCAAGTGTTCCGCGTGCCTGAATGATGTATATGTATACCGTGCGCGGGTGCCCGGCTTGGTGCTGGCGGACGGGGCCGATACGCTCGACGATCTGCGCATATTGCTCATAGTTCCACGTATCGTTGAAAAAGGCCAGATGGCACCCGCCGTCCTGCAAGTTCAGGCCATGGCCCGCGCTGGCTGGATGCACGAACATGATCGGCACCTTGCCGGCGTTCCAATCGGCCATGTCATTGTTGCCCTTTAACCCCTTGCGCATCGCGCGGCCCTGCGGGAAGCGTTTTAGCAGGCGCACCAGGTCGTGTTTATACTGGTACGCGACTAGCAACGGGCTGCCGTTTAGCTCCTCGATGATGGATTCCAGCGCGTCGAGCTTGGCCTTGTGGATTTCCGTCCACTCTTTGGATGCCTCGCCATCGTCGGTCGTGATGTAACAGGCGCCGCCCGCGATCTGTAAACACTTGGCCGTTTTTGCCGCCGCGTTCGAGGCCTCGATTTCGCCGCTTTCCAATTCAGCGAAAAGCGCGTTTTCCATATCGTCGTAGATCTTGCGCGCTTTCTTCGGCAACTCGACTACGATCGGTACGACTACCGGCTTATCACACCCGAAATACTCCGCCGCGTCGATCGTGATGCTGAGGTCCGCGCACTTCTGGTGGATCTCGGTTTCCGCCCCGGTGCGTGGCGATATCTGGCGCGCAAGTGGTGACGAGCCGACTTGCTTACTGACGAACCAGCGATCTGAGAATGATTGATAACTGGTGCCAAGGCGCTCGCCCGCATCGAGAAACCACATCTGCCCCCACACGTCCTTTAAGCCGTTCGGCGCTGGCGTACCGGTCAGATTGATAAACCTGCGGATTTTCTTATGCGCCACTTTCGCCAATGCGCGGGCCCGCTTGCTACCGCCGCGGCTACGATACGATTTTAACCGCGTGCTTTCATCGGCAACTACGACAGTAAACGGCCAATCGTTGCCGTAATACTCGACCAGCCATTCCAGCACGTCGTAATTCAGGCATACCACATTCGCCGATGTTGCCAGTGCCTCGATCCGGTGCTCGGCGTTACCGGTGGCATCGATAACCCGCAGCGCGGGAAATTTCCACTTGCGCTGTTCCTCCGGCCAAGTGCCAGACGCAACGCGCAACGGGGCGAGGATCAGAACGCGATCCGACTCATCTAGAATGCCGGTGCTAAACATGGCATCTAGCGCCCACATCGTCGCGCCCGTTTTCCCGCTGCCCATCGTAGCCCACACGTTGCACCGAGCATGCGCGATGATGTGGCCCGTGATCGCTTTCTGGTACGGGCGGCGCTTAAACTGTGCCATGTTGCTCCTCCGCGGCCCGGATATATTCATCGGGCGTAATGCCTTGCGCGCGCAGTTCACGCACCGCAGCGGCGTGCATCTTGTCCAGGCAAGCGCGCAGGGTGGCGATCCCGGTTTCCGGGTAGATACTGCCGCCCATCTCGACCAGTGCCGATTTTAGCGACGGATTGCGCACTGTTGCGGCTCGCGCTCGGGCGAAATGGCGCAGGGCACCGGGGATTGAGTTTTTGTACTTCGCGGCCATTACTCGGCACAATTCGGCATCGATTACTGCGTCCGGGAATTCACCGTAGCCAAGATGGCGCAATAATTTGTGATTCATCATGAGTACCTTTCCCAATTACGGCTAGCTTTTCTACTATCGCCTTGGTGATCTGCTCCTTCCTGATACCGCTCAAACCAGAAAACAACCGGCATATCAATAACCTTAATAAGCCCGAATCGCTCCGCCGTGCGGAAATTTACGCTGCGTGACCGTGCGCGTTTTACCTGTTCTGCGATCTGTTCTCGAAACATCTCTACACTAAAAGTTGCCTTAAATAGATTGCATGGAGCACAGGATGGGAACAGGTTTTCGAGCGTATCATTTTCAGGTCGCCAAAATTCCCCCGTAGAAGCAGTTTGTAGCACTCCACTTGTTTTATTTTTAACGAACTCCCACTTACGCAATGCCGGTTCTACATGATCGGCGTGCCACCCCCTATCTGAAAGTTCGCACCCGCAATAAGCACAGCGGCCACCAAATTTCATGCGAAGTTCTGCGCGTTGTTTTTTGGTAATAGTGGCCATGGTTTTATTCTCCATTCTTTGCACGTTTACGGCGCGCATACTCGCGGGCCTGTTCATTGCGACACACCTTGCAGATCGCCCGGTGTCCGTCTGGCGACCGGCAGGTGGTGCCGGTGTATTTGTGGAATTCGTACAACGGCTTTTCCACGCCGCAGCAGCGGCACATTTTCAGGATGCGTTTTTTAAGGCGCACTTTTCTAATCACGGTAAATTCTCCGGAAATAAAGCTCGGCAATAGCCGGTGGCGTATGGGTGTCGATGAAAAACTGTGCGCTATCGCGCAAATCGCAAAGTTTTTGGAAAACTAGCGACACATTCTCATCCCATTTAATGAATTCGCGATCGCGGCTTGTGCCCGCGCGACGGGCATTGCGCCACTCGTCGCGGCGCACATCGCGTAAGGTTGTAATATCGTCAGATACCATCCGCAGAACCTGATCGGCTTCGTGTACCGATGCGAAGATGTCATGCATTGTGCGTGCTCCTGGTTGCGTCCTTGCAACCAACTATAGATAAATCAGCTATAAAATGCAACCAACTTATCCGCACCCTCGATACTGTCGATTACATACACTGGCACACCACGTTGCCGTAAGCGCTCTATCTCGCGCACCTGGTGTGGCTCCGGCGTACCGCCAGGCTTTTTAACCTCCACCATGACCACCACCCCACCCGGCAACACGATAAACAGGTCAGGGCAGCCGCGCCGCCCCTCATAGGATATCTTGCGCACCAAGCCGCCGATCGCCTTAAACCGTCGTTGCAGGTGCGCCTGCACTTTACCTTCGGGCGTCATACAACCCCCATCATTTCTTGTAGCGGTATCCTTCCCAGCCCTCGGCCTTTAGCGGGAATCCCTTGGCCCAGGCTGGCAAGTCGCACATCAGGCGCTCAAGTTCGGCAACGTTGTATTCTGCCGTATCGGGCGTCTCGGTGATCAGCTCATCGTGTACCGACAGGATGATCTCATAGCCTGCGTTATCGACGGGCAGCATGCACCATGCTAGGATGTCGCGGCACAGCGCCTGGGTGACGTTCTCCGCCAATTTCCCGCCGTAGGTGTGCTGCCACCCCCATTGACGCGTTAACTGGTTCTCTCCACGGTATTTGATGCGTGGGCGCGCTTTCTCGCCCGGATCGTCCTCGTTGGTTTTCTCCATCGACACGCCGATCCCCGGATAGGACAGGATACGTCCGGACGGCAATTCGATCTTTAGCCAGTTGCCCGGCTTGCCAGACCGCGTTAATGTCCGCTCGATGCGTATGGCGCGTTTGCCGTCTTGGCGAACCTTGGCCCCCGCCCAATACGACGCCCCTGGATTGTCGATAGCCATCAAACAGGCTTCTTCCAGGTCATACCAGAATTGCACCGTTCTTGGGTGCGACTCCCGCCACATACGTTTGATGCAATCGCATGTAAGCCACGCTTTTTTAGAGAGGACGACGGTCGTTCGATCGTCTTTTTTACCGGGTAGCGGCTTGCGCTTCACCTCCTGCAACTTCATGAATTCATAGGCGCGTAGCGCGGCGCGCCAGTGGTAATCAGGGAAAGTGCCAGCCATCGTAACGGCCATTTCCTCCAGATCCAGACCGAGGTTTTTAGAGAATGTCAGGAACGCGGCCACGCCGCCACCGTAGCCGAGACCCAATTCGCAGGCCTTGCCGATCTGCCGGCGGTAGCCATCCACGTCGTCCGGACTGATGCCGAACATCTTGCCGGCGGTCACTTTGTAGATATCCAACCCCGCGCGGAAAGTATCGAGCGCCGAATCCTCCCCCGCCAGCCAGGCCAGACCGCGACCCTCGACGTTAGAGTAGTCGGCAACGACCAATTTTTTACCCGGTGCCGGGATGATGCAGCCGCGAACCGTGGATGCCGCCAGCTTCATTACGTCGAAAGCGTACTCCGCGGTGCCGCGTTTCAGCGCCTCGATCCCACGGGCTAGCGGTTTTTCTTTGAAATACCCGCGTGCCAGGTTCTGCGGCTGAAAGCCCTTGCCCGCCCAACGGAGTGTGCGTTTGGCGCCGCCATATTGCAGGCACCCGCGGCGGCGGCCGTCGGCGGACATACCATTAAGCAGGGGGGCATATTTCGTGCTGGCGGTACTGGCCGCGCCTAGCCGCATTTCGATCACCTGGCGGGCCTCGTCGGGTAAGTCGGCGTCATCCAGCAGGTCACCGAGCGTTGATTTCTGCGCGTTTGGGATGTGATGCGCGGGTGCCAGATCGCGCAGGAGGGGGAGAAAATCGGCACCGGTAAGGCCGCCGCCGTAAGTCGCTTGCGCGGCCTCCTGCAGTTCAGCGCGCGCAGCGGCCACCGCGGCGGTCGCGGCTTTAGCTAAATCAGTGTCCACATAAAACCCGCGATCGTTAATGCGCTGGTCAAGTGCCAAGATCTCGTTTTCTTTGTCTATCTCGCCCCATGACGGCATTTTGTAGTAGATCTCACGCATTGCCGTGATGTCGTTGCGCGCGTAGTGCTTGAATTGCTTCCATTCGTCCGGATGCGTGTTGCGGTCATAGCGTCGGATCTTGTAGTTTTTCGGTGTAGGCTTGCAGAATCGCTTGATCAGCGCCTTACCCGCTTTGTCTTTCGCCAGGTCGGCATCGACGTTAAGCACTTCGCACAGTTTATCCAGGCTGCCGGGTAGCGCGTGGCGGAACGCCTGCACCATTGTATCGTGGATGTGCTCCGGCGGGATATCGAGACCAAGGCATTCGCGGATGATCAAGCGGTCGAACATCAAGCCGTTATGCATCACCAGTTTGACGCGCCCGCGTTTTGCACGACGCAGGCCACGCAGCAGATCATCGGGGGCGGAATTGTTATCTAGATCGATATCGCTTTCGCCTGATGCGCAAGTAGCGTCCCACACTTTGGCGGGGCCGTCATCAAACGCGTATGACGCTAACAGGATCTCGGTTGAATCGTGCTCTGCGTAGGCATAGGCACCGACTTTTTTCAAATCGGCTTCACTGAATGTTTCGAAGTCAAGAAATAGGAGTTGTGGCATAATGCGGCCCTTAGAAAAACGGCCTCATGCGAGGCCGTAGGTACTATCGAGGCTTTTTATTAATCGTCGTCACGACTGCGGCGGCGGGATACGCTACGGCGGCGCTCACGTGGTTCATCGTCTTCATCCTCATCGCGATCACGACGGTTGCGAGACTTACCGCGCGGTGCGTCATCTTCGTCGTCACGACTGCGGCGGCGGGATACGCTACGCGGCTCGTCATCATCGTCGCTCAGGTCGTCATCGGTTGCCGTTGAGCCGCCACCGCCGAACGCTTCACCATCGGCACGGAAACGCAAGCCGAGGATTGCAGCGCGCAGACCCTTACCATGTTCATTATCCTGGGCCCACAACTCAATGCTGACGTTAGCGTAACACCCAGCGTAAATTTCTTTGCCCTCGATCGGATCGCCATCAACCGTGATACCCGGCTCGGTCTGGTCCTCGCCTAAAGACGTTTGAATCTTCGGCTGCTTCGGGCTGCGGGCATTGATATAGATCGCGTTTTCAAACTCCGGGGTAACCTCTTCGCGCAGGTCACCATCATTAACGGCGCATTCCTTGCTGCTATCCTGCGCATAGTTACGCGACATCCAACGCTCGGCAACTTCGCGCTTGCCCCACTTTGCGGTTAACACCTCTAACGCGGTGTCTTCCAGTTTTTCAACCTGCTGATCGTCTTTGTCCAGGAGGATACACACCTTGTAGGCGGCCTTTTCCCCTTTGTTTTTCGGCTCGGCGCGCTCGAAAGCGTGGAGGAAACACAGACGGACATTTTTCAGATTGACTTTAGCCATTTTAACACTCTCCAATTCACATTTTTATCGCGGTAAGGGCCGCCGCGTCGGCTTATGTATTAGGTCACAACACGTAGGACATTGCAACCAATTTTTAATCGACTAAATCGTCGTCTTTAACTGGCACGTATTCCGGGCGCTTGTCGTCTGCCGATGCGATCGACGGCTCGCCCGGCTTGCGGGTGATGAGTTCTTCCACCCACTCAAACGCGCCCGCCGGTAGTGCTTTTTCGGCCTGGGTAGGCGTTAGCAGTTTCTGCGTGTACATCGCATCCGGCGTAACGCCGCCTTGCTCAAGACGCAATTGCACAAGCGCCTCATCTGACCAGGTGCGATTACCATCCTTACCGGCTACCAGTTTCAGCCCAGGCAGTTTGGTACCGGCTAACAGCGCCTTATACGTTGCCGATTCGATGTTTTTGATGTGCTGGCGCAGCGCCGGTAACTTGGCGTAGGCCTCGGCCAGCTCCTCTGGCGTCATTTCGTCGCCGGACTCATCACGTAGGTCGTCAGCGGCGATCTGCTCGTTGAACTTGCGCGCTGCGTTGCACTTCTCGCGAAAACGGCACCACTGACACGCATCGGCGGATGGCCGGAAGTCGCCAGGCTTTAACGCGGCTTTACCGGCGGCGTGGCACGCCAAGGCCTTAGCGGCGCGGTCTTTCGCGAACTTGCCAAACGTCTCGATGACTTCCGCCGACGTGTCCCACTCACTAACGCCACCGCAAAACGGCTGATAAATCATCAAGCGCACTTTGGTGATATCGTGCGAGAAGCGATATTTATTCAGCAAACCGAGCGCGTAGATCATCATCTGCCGGTTTTCTTTGGCGTCCACCGGGTGCCGCCCGGTTTTCAAGTCGCCGACGATCAGCATGTTCGATCCGTCGGTCAGCTCTGTGACGGCCACTAAGTCCGCGGTGCCGAAAGTGTTAGGTGCGCCGAGCGGGCGGCTAAGGTCTACGCGCGACTCGATATACACTTCGGCGCCGGCATCGACTAGGGGCGCTACGCAGGTGTCAATGTAGCCCTGCACCATCTTGGCCATTTCGTCGGTGAACTTCGGCCCCTTGCTTTTCTTCGTCGGGGTATGCAGCGGGTAGCCCCCGACGAATTCAGACGCAGCCTTGCTTTCACCATCGCGGATCAAATTATTCGCCATAATCTCGGCAACGGCGTGCATCGCGGTTCCCGCTTCCGCCGCAGGATTTGACGGGTTGGGGATCCCGATTTCAGCGGTGAGCGCCGCGGGACAGCCGAGCCACTTTTTAGCGGAGCTTGGCGACAATAGCGCGTGCTCCTCGTTACTACCGGAGCGATCTTTATTTTTGCGTTTCGCTTTCAGGACGGCCACGGTTAAACCTCCCAGGACGTAAGCGGCGCCACGGCGTGCGCATGCTTTTCGAAAATGGCGATTGCCATGAACTCATACGGATCACGCTCGCGGCGCGTGTTCATGATCACATCGACGTTGGATACTTTCGGTGACAACGCCACGCACTCGGTCATCGCATCGACCGGACCGCGCAGGAGCCATAACGCTTGCGCGCCATCACGCAGATCAGTACCGATATAGAGTTGATAATGCATCGCTAATCCTCCCGATTTGCGCATTCACCCGCTAGCGCCGAATACGCCGTCTGATCTTCGTAATCATCGGCAACATGCGCACCCGCGGAAGCGCGGGACATTTTCAACAGGACCATAAACTGCCAGCCCTGCACCTCGGTTAAGTTGGTGCCGTACATCGCGTTGAATGCGGCCACCGTGCGAGACATAGTGCGCTCGCCTCCAGGTGTATCGCGTTGTGTGGCGCGCTCGGCCATATGGTCCGCCGCCGCCGTGAGGATATCGGCGGCGCTTTTTGACGGTTTAGCCGAGGTGTACGTTTCGTATTTTTTGATATCTTTTTTGTTTCTCAAACTCATCAACGCCGCATCGTAGTTGTCTTTGTACATAACCAAATCGTCAGTTGGCCCACGCATAATGAAATCACCCGTCGCGACAAGACTCCAACGCCAACCGTTTGGCGGTCGAGTGCGTGACGACACTGTTTGTGCAAGGCTGCGCGGCCATACGAAATCTCTACGGCATAAAAGATCGCAAAGGGCCCAATTATAAGCACTCATTTTTACACCTCTAAAAAGTGGCCCGGCGATAACCGGGCCAGCGTAGTGTTATTCTTCTTCGAACTCGAAAAACTCATCGGCCAGTTTTTTCAGCTCCTCGTGGAAGCCCGGCAGGTCGTCATCAGAGATTTTCTTCACGGTGCGCTCGCCGAAATCTTCCAGGAGTTTTTTGAACTCCTCCAGCGCTTCATCATCATCCGCGCTGGCGAATACCTGGGCCAGCTCTTCGACTTCTTTACGCATCGCGCCAAGATCGGGGCCAGATTGCTTTTTGCGGCCGCGTTTTGGCTTGTCATCAACCGGATCATCTTCCGGTTCAGCGGCGGCAGCTTTTTTACCGCGCTTCGGTTTTTCGGAAGCCTCTTTTTTTTCAATATGGTCGGCCATCTTCTGATCCGCTTCAGCTTCCGTGTAATACTTCTTACCGGCGGCTGCGATGGCTTCTTGTGCGATAACCAGGCGTTCGAACAGGGCGAGTAATTTCTCAAACATCGTGTAATCCTCAGTTGGTTAGTGTGTACCGTGTTTCGGTGTTGATAACTGTAAATCAATTTACCATGTTTGCAAGCTGTTTTTTCAACTTTATTAAAAAGCTTAATACAATCATGGTGTTATGTTTTTGAGTTGCGTTCGAGTTGCCGAAAGTTGGCGTGGCGTGTATTCTATAGTGCACACACGTTACATTCATAGAGGAATTTACCATGGCGATTACTACCACCCTGGCCGAGCGCATCCGCTCCGAAATGACCAAGCAAGCAATGACCCCGGCGCAGCTTGCCCGCGCTACGGGCTTGTCACGCCCCTTTATTTCCCAGCTACTGAACGGCAACGCGGAGTCGATGAACTCGAAAAACCTCTTTCGTATGGCCGATGTGCTGCGCTGCGATCCGCGCTGGCTGGCCGAGGGTTAAAAACAAAAAAAAAACCCGTATCAAAAATGATACGGGCCGCACTGGTAAAGGTTCCTGGTGTGGGAAAGCAGAAATAACGATCGCACGTCTTCGAGTATAGGACAGCACAATGCACAATGCAAAATTAATCCGCCTACAGTTCGCGATCGGGACGAGCGCGACTGATGCCAGGCCAAAAAACACCACCATGACGTGGCGCAAATTCGTCGACTACATGACCGACCCCGACGAAATCGAGAACCGCCCGACGTTCACCGGCAGCGAGACCGAGGACGAATACCGGGCCAAGAAGAGCCGCCAAAAATATATCTGTGCATCTGTGCTACCTGGCGCCAAGCGCGGCGACGATGGCGTAGACTGCCGATCTATCTGCTGGCTCGACCTGGACGCCGTCACACCAGCACGCCTTTTCCTGGTGCGCCGCGCATTGTCGCGCCTCAACCTGCGCTATCTCGAATACACCACCCCGGGTGATCGCCACCCGCTGAAAGGTGAAGACACCCGCAGCGTGCGTTTTGCTATCCCCACCGATCGCCCGATGGCCGCGGATGAGATCTGGCAGGTAAACACCACGCTGGCGCATATGCTGGACGTGTGGGACTGCGCCGACGCCACCGCCTATCAGCGCGCCCGCTTGATGTTCGTACCGCATCGCAACGCGGCATTTCGCACGGGCGCTGGCCGCACCCTGGCGGTGGATGACGTTTTAGCCATGGCGTGGGAAGCACCCGCCGAAAAATCGGATCGCCCTACGCTATCAGAAGACGACCTCGCCAAAGCGGACGAGAACGGACGTGCGATCATGGAGTGGTGCGAGGAAATGGGGCTCGAACTCATGCCGAGCCGCCGAGGGTACATTGTAGAGTGCCCGAACTCGGCCAACCACTCCACCGACACGGACGGGACCAGCTCCACGGCAATCCTATTACCCAATGCCAAGCACCCCGAGGTGCATTTCCACTGCCAGCACGCCAACTGCTCCGGGCACGGTAACATCAACCGCCACCAGCACCTAGCTATGCGTATGCTCGGCGTACCCGACTACCTGCTACCGTCACCCCATCCGATCAGCCGCGCACAACTCGCCGAAGCGCTGCCGTTAATCGATGATGAAGAGTTGCAGCGACTGCACCAGGCCGAGAACGACGCGGCAGCAGACGAGGACTTGTACGTCTGCACCGATGAGGATCTGGAAGACGAGCCGAGCCGCCCGCAGTTCACGCAGCACGACCCGATCATTGAGGGGTTGCTAAACTTCCGCTCTACCTGGTACGCGGCCGGCGGATCGAACATCGGGAAATCTTTCCACATCCTCGGAACTATGGCGGCGGTCGCGGCTGGTATCCAATTCGCCGGCAAGGCGGTGATCCCGGCGCACTGTTTCTATTTCGACGCCGAAGCGCCGGAGGAATCCAAGCGCCGTAAAAAAGCGCTACAGATAAAATACCAGTCCGACTTATCCCGCCTGCACATCATCGACACCGCTGGCGCCGGGATCGACATTACCACCCCAGCGGGGCGCAAGAAGTGCGTGCGCCTGATCAACGACCTGGCGGGGGAAGAACCAGTAGGGATTATCACGTTCGACTCGCTGAACGCCACTACCGCGCTCGCCGCCGAGCCATTCGACGAGAACAACGCTACCGATATGGGTAAAGTGGTGGCCTGCCTGAAAGACATCGCCAGAGAGACAGGCGGATCACCGGGCGTCATCCACCACCCGGCCAAGTCCAACAACAACGGCAACCGGACGGCGCGAGGTAGTGGGGCCCTGCATGCTGCCGTTGATGCGGCTTTCTTCCTTGAGCAGCCTGATCCGGATAAAGAGCACCAACTCAATTTCTACCACGAGAAAGCGCGTTTTGGCATGCGCCAATCGCCGCGCGGGTTCATCCTGCAATCGTGCAAGATCCCGGTAGACGAGAACCAATCCGAGCTCGTCGGCCAATACCAATCCACGGCAGCAGCGCCGGATTTCTCCAAGGAGCTAACCGGCTTCGAGCCGGCGCCGTTCAAGACCACCCCGCCAGACGAGACACTGTACCTTGTCCCTGTCGCCCTGGCGCCGTTCGACGCGGGCACCGTCACGCCCGCTCGTGCTATGGCCAACGAGATCAAAGAGAAGAACGGCAAGGCATCATCCGCACTGTACAAGCTGATCGAGGCGCTACAGACGCTTGACGAAGCGCCCGAGGGTATATCGCAGGCCCTGGCGGGCTCGGTATACAAAAAGGTACATGGCGACCGCAAGAAGTTCCAAGAGGGATGGCGCGAGGCCCAGGAGGCCGGCGTAGTGATCCCAGCCGCGAATGACGACGGTGAGATCACCGGGTGGCTATTCAAGGATTGGGATTGCGCGCCGCAACAATTATCGGATAGTGAAAAACCACCGCAGCCAAGTGCAACCAACTCGGATTTAGAAGATTAGCTACGCTGCAACCAACAAATACTGCAACCAACGTGCATAATGTTGGTTGCTTTCGCACGTCTAAATAAAACCGCAACCAACGCGAAAGTTTACAGCGCTAAAAATCGCCCCGCGCCCGCCCCGGGGGCACTTATTGATTTATAAGGAAAAAGTGTTGCAACCAACATTTTGCAATAATCAGAAATTTACTGCGCTTAACTTATGCACTGTTTTTGATTAATTATGCATAATTCGCGTATGGTTGCGCTTATTTATGCGCAACCAACACTGTAAATACATACAGTGATTTAACAAAAATTTAACGCCCAGATAACCGCCCCGTACATATGTTAAAACGCCAAAAAATCCTTATAAATCAATAAGTGCCCCGGGGCCCATTATAAATGGGAGAGTGGTTTTGCAACATACATGCTTGCAATAAACCATAGCACTCGCGTATTCACAGCATGTATGTATGCACTCTGTAATTCTCATGGCAACCATTTTGGATCGTTGCCGATTGTTTTAGGTATTTGTTGATTCAGTGTTGATTAGCCCTATGGGCGCCTTAAGGCGCCTGGGTCACTCAACAGAAATCTTTGGTTGTGTAATGTAATCCTGTACGACTGACAGAATGCGCACTGGGTCAGTACGGCAGTTTATTTGGTTGCACTACGTAGGCCGCAGTTTAAAAGAAAGGTGAGGCTAGCGGACGGTGGTTAATCAAAACGGCAACACGACGTGATAGCGGATTGCGGGTTGGTTGCAAGTACAGATGTGTTATCGCCGGCTATTGCGTTGTGTTATCTGCGAATTGTCACGCAAGGTAACTAGGCACTTTTGCGCGCCTGCACCTTGCAATCCGTATTTTATCGAGCTATAGTTAAATCAACTTAACAAGAAAGAGGGATTGCAGAAATGACCACGTATCAACAACAGCGCGGGATGATCGCGGATATGCAAAAAGATATCGACGCAATAAACCGCCAGTTCGAAAACCCGGCCATTACCTACGCCGATCGTCGGGTGCTCGGGGCACAGTTGGCTCCGCTAATGAAAGCATGGTACGACGCGATGGTAATCATGCACGCCATGCCGGAGTACAAGGGCGCCTTCCGCTTTGAGAAAGACAACAACCCTTACGCCTAACCTGGTGGCGCGCCCAGGGGCGCGAATCGGTAAATTGAGTAAATACCGCTTGCACATCCCCGCGAGCGGGGCTATAGTTAATTCGAATTAACAACAACGAGGAATAGCAGAAATGGCAACACGTATGAATGCAGCAATCCGCGACGCGATCGTAGCTAACGCACTGGTGCAGGCTGGCCTGCCCGAACAAGAACGCGATCTGTGCGCCCGCCGCGCCGACTTCACCGAACGTACCCGGCAGCGCGCCCTAGCGGAATGCAAAACGTCTGATGAGGCGCTGCGGGCCTTGGTGAAGCATATAGAGGAGCTGGGTTTACCGAAGTGTTTCACTAACCAGAACGCATATTTTGTCGTTTATCAAGTAGGCTACGTACAAGTTAACCTTAATGGCCTGCGGATGTATCTTTATCGCAATGGGCGCGGTGAAGCCCATCCACTCTATGAGGGGAGCATGGTTGACTTCGATGAGGAAGCGTTTTGCCCTAACTCCGGGTGGTACCCAATCGCGGATACAACGGCACTGGATGAATTCTCCGTATTCCAGGCCGAGGATAAGGCACTGCGCAATCGCTATACGGAGATCAAGGCCTCGGTTAAAGCAACCATCAGCAAATTCCGCACCGTCGAGAAGCTCCTCGAGGCCTGGCCCGAAGCGAAAGACCTGCTGCCCGAGAAGCAAGCCGCAGCAACTGGCACGCGACTAGCCTTATCGCGCGAAGACCTTAACGCGATGATCAGATTGCCGAAGGAGTAGCGCCATGCAAAAACTTATCGCGTATATCACGGCTCCTATGCGGGCCATCATGAAGTACCGCCGCGAGGCAAAGCGCCGCGCATTCTTACAATCGGCAATCGAAAAGGCGGACTACCAGTGGCGCACCCTGCCGCGTGCCAAGATGTATAACGCCGAACGCCGCCGCCTTGAGCGGCAGCTCGACTCTATGCGCTGCGAACTGGAATTGATGGACGGGAGATTGCAATGAACCCGCAATACGCCCGTTTACAGTCCATGTTCAACCGCTGCGACCGCGAGCGCCACCAGCTGGCAGAGCGCAATCGGCAACTCGAAGAGGAGCTAGCCAAAAAGCAGGCGACGATCGACGAATTACTGCGGCTCGACAACATGCCTTGCGAAGATTGTTAAATTGACTATACTCAACGCGGTGACCGGCATAACGCCACACCGCAATTTACATACTGGAGAGCAGATAATGAACGAATTTGAATCGGCGCTATTCATTGACCTGGATAAGGCTGTTACAACCACGAAAGAACTACACGCCGAAAACGAGGCGCTTCGCACCCGCCTGGCCGCTGCCGACTCGCTGATCGCAGAGCTGAAACAGCGCGAGGCCGATCGGCTGTCGGCCGTGGTGAAACCGTCGGATGAGTTAGCCAAGAAATACGAGCAAGCGGCGCGTGAGCGTGATGCTTTGAAACAAGACCGCACCGTAATCATCCGCGAGCGTGACGAATTGCAACGTCAATTAGAATTGACACGCCGCGATCTAGCGCGAGAGAAGACGAGTAACGCAACCCGCCCGGCGGATGATAATCTGGTACGCGGCGAAATTATGATGCGTTATATCGAAGTTTTTGGGCAACCAAAAACCGGAGTGTATTTGAACAATGAAGAAATCGCCGCGGCATTAGCTCGCCTGGCGCAGTACGCGAAAGCCGGTTACCGTCTGAATAACGCGATGGCCGAGGTAGAGACGGCAACGCGCCAATACGAAAGCCTGTCCGGCCCGCACGCTTTTACCGTCGATATCGTTGCCGAGATTACGGAACGCGCGGATCGCCGCGCTGCGAAAGCCGGCGTAGAACCAATTGGTATCAACGGCACCCTCGATGCTAAGAAGCTTAGCCGTGACTATCGCATCAACGATAAAATCGATGAACTGTTTCAGCACATCGGCGGTGCGTTTAAACGCTAAAATCGCGCGATAACGCATCGAATGTTACCATGGCCCTGTATTCACATTACGGGGCCTTTTCTTATGGACTTATGGCAGAAAGTATCATCAGCGTCTTGGGTGCTCCTGGCGGGCGTTATGGGCGCAATCGTGGGGTTGGTGGTGCATACCGAGATCCGCACCTTCCGGCAGCGCGCATGTTTCCTCCTCGGCGGTGTGGTTACCGCGTTCTACCTCAGCGAGCCGGTTGGCCACTATCTGGCACTGACTGACGAGCGCAGTATCGCCACTATCGGCTTTCTCATCGGCGTGTTCGGCATGAGCCTTTTGCAGCGTGTTAAAGAAACGTTAAATTCGCTGGACATTGGCGCGATCGCCGCCGCAAGATGGAAGGACCTAATCGGGGCCTTTAAGCGGGGGCAATAATCATGATCGAGCACAACGTGATCTACTCGGTGGCGCTATTGGCCATCTTCCTCATGGCGCTATGGGGCATCTACAGCCCAAAAGTGCGCGACGGCGTAATCGGGCGTATTCTGTACATGGCGGCTGCCGTGACCAGTCTCGGCGGCCTGCTGCACTCTCAGACAGGCGAACTACCAGAACGGCTAATTACCACATTGCTGGTGTGCAGCGCGTTCATGATGGCGCGGGAGCTTATCCGGGATGCATTCTGGAAGCCCGCCTGCGGAAAGTGGGCGGGCATCGTGAGCAGGGCCAAGGGCAAGGTGCGCAATGAATAAAACCATCATCGCGTTATTGAGCGGGCTGGCCCTAGCGGGGGGCTTAACGGCAACCGGCTATTGGCTATACCAGCGGGGGGATACGAACGGCTATGAACGATATCGAGCAGAGCAGAACCAGCGGGACCTACAAGCCCTGGCGAAGCGCAAAGCGGAAGATGACCGACGCCACGCCGCAAAGGCTGAAGACGAAGCGCGGGCCCTGGCAGAACGCAATCAGGCTGTTGCCGATGCTGACGCTGCCCGTCGTACTGCTGATGGGCTGCGCGCAGAAATCGCCGCGATACGTCGCACCATCTTGCAGTATTCCGACTCTCAGCCCGCTGGCTCGAGCACCGGAAAAACCGCCGTATTGCTTACCGACGTGCTCGAAAAATCTGTCCGACGAAATGAAGAGCTGGCGGCTTTCGCCGATCGATCCTGGGAAGCGGCCAATCTCTGCGAATTGAGCTATGACAAACAGCAAGAAATGCGCTAGTATTAAATCGAATTAACTTTAGAGGGTATTAAAATGCCGACGTTATTTGTGAAAAAGCCAGTTAAAATAGAAGCTATGCGTTTTACTTATCCGCCATCCGCGGGATTTTTAGAGTGGTGCGGAGGCGCGGTTAAAAACATTCGCAAACAAAGACACCCGGGCGCCGTTGCATTTTGTGATGTAGTAACCCTTGAGGATGGGCCGGATAAGCGCGCACGTCACGTAGCAACAGAGGGGGATTACATTATCAAGGGCGTGAAGGGTGAATTTTATCCGTGCAAACCGGATATTTTCCATATTACCTATGATCCCGTGGAGGAATAATGTTCAAACTAAGCAGTCGCAGCCTGTCACGGCTGGACGGCGTACACCCTGACCTAGTCCGCGTAGTGAAGCGCGCGATCGAACTGACACCGGTCGATTTCACAGTGATCGAGGGGCGACGGTCCGTAGAACGGCAGCGCGAAATGGTTGCTACTGGCAAATCGCAGACGATGAACAGCCGCCATCTAACCGGGCATGCGGTAGACTGCGCGCCGTTGGTTGCCGGTGCTATCCCGTGGAACGACCGCGCACCATTTAAGTCAGTGTCCGATGCGATGTTTGCGGCGGCCAAAGAGCAGGGCGTTGCGATCCGCTGGGGTGGCGACTGGAATCAGAACGGGCGCAGCGATGACGAGCGCTTTTACGATGGCCCGCACTTCGAATTACGCCGGGATGTGTACCCTGGATGACGCAAAAGAAAAGGCCCGCATAATGCGGGCCTTTTTGTAGCTTTCGGTGGTGGAACACCTACGGCTTATGGGAAAGAGCTTTTGTGTAAGGGTATTAAAGCACTTTAACTGCTGCGTTGCAATGACTTTTGCTACATTGCGCCATTTTCTACGCGCTATATAATCAAGGGGCGGGCCAGGGGTCCGCCTCTCGCGTTTGGATGGTCCACCGCAGAGCAGCAACATGGGGGCCTTATGGCACTAAAAGCAAAGCTCAAGCCTAAAGTAAACGGGGTGCGCATGCCTACAAAACGCCGTCATGGTGAAATGCCGGAAGGTTACGTGTACGGCCGCCCTACCAACTACCGCCCGGAGTACGCCGAGAAAATGGTGCAATACTTCGAGAATGCGACCGCCTGGCAGCTCAACTACACCGACAAGGGCAATGCCCAGGTGATCCCCCGCGATAACCAGCCGTCCTTCGTAAAATTCGCTCGCCTGATCGGGGTGACGCGCTGGAACCTGATGTTATGGGCGCGCGCTAATCCGGACTTCGCAGAGGCCTACGCCATCTGCAAAGAACTGCAACAGGAATTCATCAGCCAGGCCGCCGGGGTGGGTCTGATGCCGTCCGCCTGGGCGATCTTCCAGATGAGAGCAAACCACGGCATCACGGATCAGCAACCTGATACGGTTAGCGATGAGGATGATTCCGATGTGAATGTGGTCGCAGAAGCTGACGGTAACGCGTGATGGATGACTTCGACCGCGAATTGCTGGCGCGTATTGCTAAAGCCGAGCGGCAGGTAATGCGCCTTGGTGTCCCCGCGCCGGTGAAAAAGGAGCGGAAAAGCCGCACATGGCGGATCAAGACGCTGCCGCACCAGCGCGGCCTGATCAACGATACGACGACCAAAATACTAGGCCTGTGCTCGGGCTTCGGTGGCGGTAAAACATGGTCGGCAGCACGCAAGGCGGTACAACTCGCGATCCTGAATCCAGGTTGCGATGGCATTATCACCGAGCCGACAATACCGCTACTCGTCAAGATCATGTATCCGGAGCTGGAGAAGGCGTTAAACGAAGCTGGGATAAAATGGAAGTTCAACAAGCAGGATAAGATCTACCATTGCCGTATTGCGGGGCAGATGACGCGCATTATCTGCGACTCGATGGAGAACTACACCCGCCTGATCGGTGTTAACGCCGCCTGGTGCGTGTGCGACGAGTTCGATACTACCAAGCCAGATATTGCGATGGAGGCATACCGCAAACTGCTGGGGCGTTTGCGTACTGGTAATGTCCGCCAGATGGTGATCGTGTCCACTCCGGAAGGATTCCGGGCGATGTATCAGATCTTCATATCGGAAGCGGACGACCAGAAGCGCCTGATCAAGGCCCGCACCACTGATAATCACTATTTGCCGCAGGACTACATCGACACGCTGCGGGCGCAATATCCACCTGAGCTCATCGAGGCTTACCTAAACGGTGAATTCGTCAACCTGACCGGCGGCGCTGTATACCGCAATTTCAGCCGCACGCTGAATAACTGTGATACCGTTGCCGAGGATGACGATACCTTAATGATCGGCATGGACTTTAACGTCGGGCAGATGGCCGGCGCGGTGTACGTCCAGCGGATCGCAGATGGCGTCGAGGAAATGCACCTGGTAGACGAGTTTTGCGGCTTACTGGATACCGACGCCATGATCGACGCGATTAAAGAGCGATACCCGGATCACCATGCGCGCGGGTTAATTGAGATTTTCCCGGACTCCAGCGGAAAGAACCGCAAGACAACGAACGCCAATACGTCCGATATTGCGATGCTTGAGGACGCAGGCTTTACGGTGTCATACAATAGCGTCAACCCGGCGGTGCGCGATCGCGTCAATGACGTAAACGGCATGATCCTAAACGGCAAAGGCCAACGCCGTTTAAAAGTGAACGTGGCTCGATGCCCCAAGGCTACCGAGGCACTAGAGCAGCAAATCTGGGACCCGAAAACAGGCGCGCCGGATAAAACGTCGGGTGTTGACCATATGGCCGACGCCATCGGCTACCCGATTGCATTCCGTCATCCGATTGTTCGCCCTGCGGCCAACGATTCGATCGTCGTTAATTTCTACTGAGGATTATCATTATGGCTGGTGTGGATACCAAACACCCGGATTATGCGCGATACGCGCCGGAGTGGGCGCGGATCGACGATTGCGTAGCGGGAGAGCGCGCCGTTAAGGCACAGAAGACGAAGTACCTGCCGCATCCGGCGTTTGACCCGAGTCAAGACCCGATGGCGTCGAAGCGCTACGACAGTTATCTAGCCCGTGCGCCGTTCCTCAACGCTACCGGGCGCACGCTGCAAGCGCTATTGGGCGTCGCGTTCGCCAAGCCGGTAGAGGTTAGCCTGTCTGGTGCGCTGGATGTGCTGCGAGAGAACGCGGACGGCAGAGGGCTGCCGATTGCTCAGGTGTTGCGCGGGGCACTATCCGCCGCGCTGAAAGGCGGCCGCTTTGGCTTCCTGGTAGATTTCAGCAGACCGGCAAAATACGACGCGGAGGGTAATCCGGTACCGATGACCGCCGAAGAGGCGGCGGGGCAACGCGTGTTGATCGACCTGTATTCGGCCCGCGAGGTGATCAACTGGCGCGAGGAGAATGGGCGGACTACGCTCGTCGTAACACAACGCACCGTAGAGGTGATGCCCGATGATGTCGATGATTTCGCTATGCACAGCGTCACCGAGTATGTCGAGTTGCGTCTCGTCGAGGGCGTGGCACATTGCCGCCGCTGGATTCACAACACCGGTGCAACCATTGGCGCCTATCCGTCCGGCTTCACTAAAACCGACCTTGTGCCGTTGCGCGACCGTGATGGATCGCCTCTCGAGGAGTTGCCCTGGGCATGGGGCGGGGCATTCGACAATAACGCCAGTGTTGACCCGGCGCCGCTGGCAGATTTGGCGGGGCTGAACATCAAGCATTTCGCCGCCGAGGCCGATTTAGCCGAGCTGGCGCATGTAGTCGGGCAGCCAACGTTAGTAGTCTCCGGACTTACGCAGACTTGGGTAGATAAAAACCTGCAAAACGGCATCGCACTAGGGGCTACTCGCGGCCTACCACTGCCGCAGGATAGCGCGGCCTCGTTGTTGCAGGCCGAAGATCGAAACGTATGTTTAACCCTGTGCGAGCGCCGCGAAAAACAGATGGCGATGATCGGTGCCGCCTTGATTGAGCGCGGATCCGCCCCTAAAACGGCAACTGAGGCCGATTACGATGCCCGGACAGATAATTCTGCCTTAGCCCTGGCGGCGGGCAACGTAGAGGCGGCATTTAACAAAGCGCTGGAGATCGCCGGGCGTTTTGTTGTCGGTGAGGGCTCCGTGATGTTAGACCGCACCTATACAGCGCTAAATATCGACCCGCAGGCGATCACCGCGCTGATGGCCGGTGTGCAAACTGGTGTCATTACGTTGGAATCATTTGTGCGCTATCTGATGCGTCAGGGTATTGAGGATGATTCGCGCAGCGTAGAAGATATCATGGAGGCGCTACGCGTGCAGAATGAACCGCCGACCGGGGGCGTGAATGATGAAGGCCAGTGATAAGCTGGCGGATCTGCTGATCCGCCGGCATATTTTCGTCCAGCGTTTCTCGAATGGCCAAGCGGCTAAAGTGCTGCGCGCGATTAAACGGCTCGCGCCGCGTGTTGCCGAAGTGCTGGCCGCGGCCCTTGCGTCGGAGAAGGTGAGAGGCGCAGTAATCACCCCGGCGCAGTTACGCCGCGCCCTGCGAAAGGTAGACAGCACGATTAGCGAGGCTTTGCGCGATGATTTCGCCGAGCTGGCCACATCCATGGAAGAGTTCGCCGACACCGAGGCATCGTTTTACGCGGATGCGCTAACAACGGCAATTCGCCCCGCGTTGATACCAGGTGCGGTAGTACCCATCGCGGCCATTACAGGCGCGCAGGTAGCCGCGGCGGCGTTCTCTGCGCCGTTCCAGGGTAATACGCTACTGTCATGGCCTGATGACCTGGCGGCCTGGGCGAAGCGCTTGATCACCAATCAGGTGCGCGCGGGCTATTTGATGGGTAAACCCACTATGGAGATCGTCGCGGGAGTAAAAGCCACCTGGCAGGGTAAATTCTCATCTGGCGTGTCTTCGGTGGTGAAATCTGCCGTGAATCACTATAGCGCAACCGCGCGCGAGTTGATGGTGTCTGCCAATGCCGATGTAGTGAAGTGCCGGCGGTGGTTATCCACTCTCGACACGCATACATCGCCGATGTGCCAATTACGCGATCGGCTGTTCTACCCGCTAAAAGTGAAAGCGGACACCGAAGGATCGGCAGATCGTGAACTGAAAAAGCATATTGCGGGCAGTCAGTACGGCGCCGGGCCGGGTAAATTGCATTACTGCTGCCGGAGTACCGAGACATGGGTTATTCGCGGCTTGGATGATTGGCCTGATTCAACACGCCCTGCGCTAAAGACGGATCCCGCGACCGGGCGCTATATGTCGGAATCGGTGTCCGAGGGCACAACCTATTTCGAGTGGGTACAACGGCAGCCGCGGCACGTCCTCGAAGAAATATATGGCATCGAGCGCGCAGATCAGATTCTGCGCGGGCTTAAGGTACCGAAGATGTTCAACGATAGCGGCGAGTTGTACACCATAGCGCAGCTCAAAAATAAGGGCCTGTGGCGTGACTAAGTTGCACGCAACCAATTGAGGCGATAGTATTCCATGATGAAAAGGCGGGGTGGCCCTGCCTTAACTTATGCCTAGGGGGCAAAGTTATGTTGAAGTTTAAGATCGATTCCGCAGCGTTCGACGCGCTGGACGATGCCGTTAAAGGGCTTTACAACAAGTCCGGCGACGATTACGTACTGGCCGTCGAGGGCCTGGAAGACGTATCGGGTTTAAAATCACAGGTAGCCGCGCTACTGAATGAAAAGAAAACCGAAGCCGAGAAGCGCCGCGCCGCAGAAGAAGCCGAGAAACAAGCGCGAGAAGAAGCCGCGCGCAAGGCTGGTGACGTAGAGGCGCTGGATAAATCCTGGCAGGAAAAACTGGCTAAAGTGCAAGCCGAGGCCAGCGGACGCACCGAATTGTTGAGTAAGAAAGTGCAGGATCTGACAATCGGCGCCACTGCGCGAGATCTGGCCTCCCGCGTTTTCGGTAAAAATGCCGGGTTGATGCTCCCGCATGTTGCACCGCGCCTGAGCTTGGAAGAAGTGGACGGCGATTTTAAAGTGCGCGTGATGAAAGACGGCAAACCGTCGGCGATGTCACTGGATGACCTCGAAAAAGAATTCCGCACTAACGCCGATTATGCCGCGGTTGTTGTTGCCTCAGGCGCGGGCGGCACGCCTAAAGGTGGCTTTCAGCCTGCTGGCGGCGGCGCTATGCCGCAGAGTACCTTGGCGCAACGCGCGACCGAGATCGCTAGTGGTATCGGCGAATAATTTGGCCGTCGTGCGACCTGTGGTATTATGTGTTTGACATTTGGTTACAACCGGGCCGCACGGCCCATAAATTAAAGGGCCATAAAGATGAGCTTACCTGTATTTCAGGAAAAATTAATTGGCACTACCATTCAATTGGTTGCCGATAATCTGAACGTGTGGAACGCGTCGAGCGGCGGCGCTATCGTCATGGGTAGCGGTACCGTGCTGAAAGATGTGATCGAAAAAGTCACCGTTGGCATTATCGATGGCCTGGTGTCCGATCGTAACGCCTATGCGCCTGTAGGCACTGCCGCCGATGCCAAAGTGCTGGCCCGCATGCTGACCAACAGCATTAACCTGTCTGCGAAAGTCGGCCCGGTTGCTATTACGTCCGGCATGATGGCTAAGATCCAAACCGACGTTAACCAGACCGCCGGTGAAGTATCCGCACTGGCGACGGAGGCGATCATCCAGCATTACATCAAGGGTGCCGTCGGTGCCGTCGGTGGCGCGCTGTGCAGTAACGCGGCATCGCAGTACACCCAACCGGCGCGCGTTAACGTTACCGCTACCGGCATGAAGTTCCCGACCCTAGCCGACTTCCCGTTAGCCGCTAGCCTGTTCGGCGACGCCGCTGGCAACATCAAGACCTGGGCGATGTCCGGTACCCAATGGGCGCAATTTATCGCCTATCAGGCCGTACCGTCTGCAGAGAAAGTCTTCGCGATCGGCAACATTGAAGTGCTGCAAGATGGCCTTGGCCGTCGCTTCCTGATCTCTGATGCGGTTGGCACTGCGCTTGCCGATGTTATCGCGTCCAGCACCTCGACCAAACTCGGCCCAGATGCGATTATCGGTCTGGTACCCGGCGCGGTTGCGATCACTACTACTGGCCTCGACATGCTGGCAGAACAGAAAGGCGGCAACGAAAACATCGAGCGCTGGTGGCAGGGCGAGTTTGATTTCAACGTTGCCGTTAAGGGATATCGCATCAAATCCTCCCTGCGCACGGAAATCGAGGGCTTGCGCTCCGCTAAATTGGCGGATGTGTCATCCTACAAAAACTGGGAACTGGACCAGGGCGCAGTAGATAACGCACCGGTTAAAAACACTGGTGGCTCGCAAAAAGTCCCGGTTAAGAACCTGAAAGAAACCGCCGGCGTACTGATGAAACTTACCGCCACCACTGCGGGTGCGGCGGTCTAACCCGGCACTATGTCGGACTAGGGGCGGGGCTTTTGCCCCGCCTTTTTCGTATTGGGGGTTGTATGTTGGGTAAACCTGAAAAACTGGTAGCGTTCGCCGCGGAACGCGGGATGACGATCACTACCGCTGACGCAGCGATCGCGCTGACAAAGGCTACGGATTTCATCAACTCGAAAAAATGGTCCGGTAAGAAAGCGGACAAATATCAGGCCGACGCCTGGCCACGTATCGGCATCGCGTGGGGTGATTGTGCGCTGCTGGACGCCACAGAGACGCCGATCGACGTTCCGGAAGGTGTGGACCCGCGCACCGTGACAGGAACACCACAGGACGTGTTTACGGCGGTTTATCGGCTGGCGCTATTATGCGCCGACGGGTTCGACCTTATGCCGAGCATTAGCGGGGCACAGGAGATCAGTGTGTCGGCGGCCAATGCGGTATCCGTGACCTACGACAAGGACACGATCGGCATGCGCGCGGACATTCCGTGGCTTGATGGGTTGATCGGGTCGTGGACGGAATCCGACGGCATGGCCTTTGGCTTTAGCGTGTCGAGGGGGTGATCATGATTAGCATTCCAGTAACTGCAGCGCTAATTGCGGTGCAACCGGTAGAGCAACAGACGCCGCCATCGGCTCCGGCCGAGCCTGTACCACAAACAGCCGCCGTAGAGCTCGCGCAAAACGTCGGGGAAAACGATGATGGCTTTGAATTACCGTAAACTGCAAAAGACGGCGGATCGGCTGTTATCACAAAACGGCATGGCCGCAACCGTAACTCGCCCGGCGTGGGTGGAGCGCGTCGGGGTAGATGAGATTATCCACCCTGCGGAAACGTTCACCATTACCGGCGTGTTGGCGCAATACAAGCCGATGGAGATAGACGGCACCCGCATTATGGCGGGCGATGTGCGTTTTGCCGCGTCTGGTGCCGGTGCGGAAGTAAAAACAGGCGACCTGGTAACCATTCTCGGGAAACAGTACCGCGTGATTACCCCCAATCCGGCAGCGCCGAATGGCTCGACAGTGATCGCATATAATTTGCAGCTTAGGGGGTAACAGTGGGCGCGTTTTCGGAGTCGGTACGGCTTTTCGCGGATAAGACAAACCAGCGCATGGATCAAGTAGTGCGGGCCTTCGGCATGAAGATACTGGGCCGCCTGATTACGTTATCCCCGGTCGGCGACCCCTCGCGATGGAAAGTTAATGCCGAACTGTCTAAGTCTAAAGCACGCGCCAGCCGGATTAACGCTATGCGGCGTAAAGATCCGCGTAGAGTTACAAAAACGGGGCGATTAAAGCGCGGTCAAAAGGTGCATGCCGGAGTGCGCAGAGAATTCAAGACGCGCAACGGTAAAACGGTGGCCTTCATTCAGCGGCGCGAAGTGGGACGCGGATATACAGGCGGCCGATTCAGGGGTAACTGGCAGGTGTCGTTTAACGCCCCGATAGATACGGCAATCGACCGCATCGATAAATCGGGCGGGGCTACACTGGCGGCGGGTGATGCCGTTCTTGCTGGGCTAAACTTGGACCAAGTGCATAGCGTTTGGTTTTGCAATAATGTGCCGTATGCGCGTCGCCTGGAGTTCGGTTGGTCTAATCAAGCCCCTAACGGGATCGTGCGCATAACCGCTGCGGAAGCACGCCGTTATATTGCACAGGCAATAGGAGAATCTAAACAATGAGCGTATCCCGTATACGCGCCCTGCTAGAGGGCCATCTATCAGCCGTAGTGGCGGGGTTGAAATACCCCCTCGGCGATATTCTGGTAGCGTGGGAAAACACCCCGACGGATCGGCCCTCGCTGACCAATGTTATGTTAGTGCCGAACCTCATGCCAGCAGAGAGTGATTCGATATCGCTACAGCAAACCGATGTGATCTATCAGGGTATTTTCCAAATAACCGCGATGATTCCGGCGGGCCATGGAACACGCGCACCTGAAAAACTTGCAGACGACATCGCCGCGGCATTCCCGGCAACACTGATGCTGCGCGACGCCTCGGGGTTTGCCGTTGGTGTTTCGGGCCCGGCTTCGGTGTTTAATGGACTGGCGACAGACACGGGGTATAATATCCCTATCTCTGTAACCTACAGAGCGTTAACTTAATCGCCCCGTGGGGGCTATGAGGAGATCATAACATGGGGTATCAATTACCAAACGGCAGTAGTGTGCAGATGGGCGCTACGCTGTCGGACCCGATCAAAGTGATTGGGGCGACCAATGCGGCTGAATGTGTTTTCACCTACGATGAATCAAGCTCCGTAGCGGGCGCGGCGGTGAAAAAAGGCGATACGGTGATGCTTACTAAATCGCCGTGGACTCAGGCGCTCAACCTGTGCGGGATCGTGAAGGCCGTAGACACGGCGCAGAAAACGATCACCATGCTAAAACTCGACACCACGGATACCACTTATTATCCGGCGTCCGCCTTTTCTCCGTCGGTACCGGGGGAAATGGTCAAGATCTCGGGCTTCGTCGATTTCCCGTATATCACGAACGTAGCTACCAGCGGCGGCGACCAGCAGACGGTTTCATTTCAGCCGCTGCAATCGAAGCAGGCGATCAACCTGAACACGTTCAAAAACCCGATCGTTAATACCTACACGCTAACCCATGATATTGAGGACCCAATCCGCCCGGTGCTGGAAAAAGCAGACCAGACACAGGCTTTTGCGGCGATCAAGTTCATCAACCCGGCGGCGGCTGGCGGTAAAGGCGAGATCCGCTTGTATGCCGCTAAGGTGTCATTCCAGCCGATCCCGTCATCGGAAGTTAACAACGTCGAAACGGTGTCAGTAGCGCTATCGATGCAATCCGGTATGCGCATCTATATTAAATCCGAAGTGGATGCACTGTAACGGCAACCGTGCCATACTAAGGCCGCCGCATGGCGGCTTTTTATTAAGAGGACTTCGCACAATGAGTAAATCACCGTTTAAGTTAAACCCCGCGCCGACGTTCCCCGCCACGGTCATGGTGCCAATCGCGGGACAGGATAAGCCCGTGCCGTTAGATGTGGTTTTCCGGCATTATCCGGTTGATGAATATCAGCGTAATATGGCCGACACCTACGAAGCATTACAAGACCCGGATAAGGACGCCTACGACGTCATGGCTGAGAGCCTGCTATACCTTCTGGCCGACTGGCGCGTCGATGGTGGTGATCCGCTGAATAAAGAAAACGCATTGCTATTGGTGAAGAACTTCCCGCGGGCGTACGGGGAGATCACCAAGGAATACACTACAACGTTGCAGTGCCTCCGCGAAAAAAACTAAGAGAGGCGGCGGCGGCGCTGTATGCCGTCCCGCCGAGTGAAGACATTGCGCAAGAGCTATATGGCGTTTCGCCGGACCAGTTAATCAAGACCGTAGAAGTGTGGCCGGACGTATGGCCGGTGGTGTCGATATTCACCAAGATGGCCGGGCAATGGCGCGTTGGGCCGTGCGGGGCTTACGCCCTCGACTATGGCGTCCTGCGGTGGATGTTCGACATTCACGGCATCACCGACCAGCGCCAGGCGCTAGACGACATCCGCGTTCTTGAGGAAGTGGCGAAAGAGGAAATGAAAAAAGCGGGGTAGCGACCCCGCTTTTTGTTTTACAGCCATTGTTAGATGTCAAGTGACTCGACATTCTTGCCTAATCTTCGAACAATAGCACGTTGTTGAAGCTTTAAAATACGCATAATAACTCGGTCGCGACGATACCGCTTATACCAGTGCGCCCGACCATACGGCTGTTTAACGCTCTTACGGATACGGTGGTACCGTTCATTGAGCGCCACATTGAGTAGATCGACATGTGTTGTAAATTTAGAGCCCATAATTAATTCCCCCTGTTACAAATCCTAAACGCCGTCATATCAGTTACGCCGAAATAAGCGCCGAGCTTAGCATACGGCAACCCATCATTACGCATACGACGCAATTCCGCTTCCTGACGCCGTGTGAGCGCCCGTGGCCTCCCCCGTGACCCAGTAGCACCTACTTCTGCACGGGTGGACCATATCACGCGATCAAAGTGCTTGATGTAAGGCAGATCAACATGGGATGCGACATGCATATTTTCCCTTGTGTCGAGATACACACAGTAGTGGCGGGCCCCATGTGACGCGCCGAAGGATAATGCGCGCCGGGTGTTGGCGTAATCGATCGCATCTTCTAGGGTATCGAAGATCACCGACGCACCCCCCGCAATAACTGGTTGAACTGATAAACCGGGCTGCCGTAAGGATAGAATGGGATCGCCTCTCCGTTACGCGGGTATGACCGATTTAGCCACTCTTTCGAACGAGTCGCCAATAGTGATTGCGCCGCCGGTGTGTAGGCGTCAGCGTGGTTAGATTTAATCATTTCTGCTCCTCCTGTTAAGTTGAATTAACTATAGCAGTGTGCAACCAACAATGCAACCAATTTTATAGTATGAATAATTACGGCAACCATTTGAATAAATAAGCGCAACCAACAATGCAACCAA